CTTTCATTTCAATTATTTGGAACAGAAATAAGTTAATAATATGCAAGGATATTCAGGATATAGTATATTTAGTAGCGAGGTTTCATATGCAAACTCTCCTAATATAGACGCATTTGGTAGGCTGAGAGTTAGTACACCATTTACATTATTTGATTCTAGCCATAGATATGCAGATAATGGACTATGGTCTACAGCCACTGCTACAGGTGGCACTGCTACATTTAATGCTGCTCAAGGTTTAATGGACTTGAACGTAACAGCAGCTTCAGGGTCTGAGATTATTAGAGAAACTACAAAAGTGTTTTCATATCAACCCGGTAAGAGTTTGTTGGTACTTAGTACGTTTGTAATGAGTCCTGCTAAGACTAACCTCAGACAAAGAGTTGGGTATTATGGAGCGGCTAATGGTTATTACTTAGAACAGAATAACAGCACAGTAAGTTTTGTTGAAAGAAGTTCTGTTTCAGGTTCATTAGTAAACACACCTGTTGCGCAAGCAAATTGGAATGTTGACCCATTAAATGGTTCGGGTCCTAGTGGGATTACGCTTGACTTAACAAAAGCTCAAATTCTATTTATGGATTTGGAGTGGTTAGGTGTGGGAACAGTTAGAATGGGATTTGTTATAGATGGAAACTTTTATGTTTGTCATAACTTTCATCATGCTAACTTAATTACATCTACATATATTACTACAGCTTCCTTACCACTCAGATATGAAATAACAAATACAGGTGCTACAAGTGGTGCAAGTACATTAAAACAAATATGTTCTACTGTATTATCTGAAGGAGGTTATCAACTTAATGGATTACAGCAAGCAGTAGGTATTCCTGTAACCACTCCAAAAAACCTAGCAGTTGCAGGTACATTCTACCCTATAGTAAGTATACGCCTTAAAACATCTCCTGATAGATTAGATGCCATAGTAATATGTACTGCAATTTCTGTAATAGCAACTAGCACAGGACATTATAATTGGCAAGTTGTAGCATCAGGAACTACTTCAGGAGGTACGAGTTGGGTTGATGCCCCCGGTAATTCTTCTGTTCAATATAAATTAGATGGAACTTCATTTACAGGAGGTAGAATACTTGCAAGTGGGTTTTTTACTTCAACAAATCAATCGTCAACTCAAGTTGATATTCTTAAAGAAGCACTATTTAAAACACAGCTTGAAAGAAATGGATTAACATCAACCCCATTTGAACTTACTATTGTAGTTGCTACTGATAATGCAGGTGGTGATATTCTTGCATCAATGGATTGGGAAGAAATAAGTAGATAATAAAAATAAAACATGGCACAAGGTACTACACGCGGCGTTCCTATAGACACAGACCCGTTATTGGCAGCGGATAGTGACTTGCTTGTTCCTTCTCAGAAGGCTGTAAAGTCATATGCTCAACCTCAGTTAAATGGAACAGGATTTGTAAAAGCTACAGGTACGACTATAAGCTATGACAATAGTACATATTTAACTACTGCTATCACTTCCCTAGGAGGATTAACAGGAGCAACTCAAACTCTTGGTACAGGAACAACAGGTACAGACTTTGCTATTAGTTCTTTAGGGACATCCCATACATTTAATCTTCCTACTGCTTCTGCTTCTAATACAGGAAAACTTAGTTCATCTGATTGGAGCAGATTTGCAAACTTTGATATACTTAAAGGGTATCAATTATTAGGGTCTTCATTCAAATCTATTTTGATGTCAAACCCGAGCATAAGCAATATTACACAACCTATAAATTTGGCTACAGGTCAATTAAGACTTATAGCGGTATATGTACCTATTGCGCAAACCGTATTAGGAGTAAAATGGTTTCAGACCACATTAGGTGTTTTTACGGGTGCGGGATTTAATGGTGTTGCTCTTTTTAGTTATAGTGGCGGAACTTTAACAAGAATAGTAGCGAGTTCAGATAGTGAAGCTACATGGGAAACGTCAGCCAATAATACATGGGGTAGCGTTGCTTTTTCAAGTCCACAATCAATTTCCGAAGGATTATACTACATAGGTGTATTGTATAATGGAAGTGGTACTGCTCCCGCTATTGGTGGTACGGTAAACTCTGCAAATTTAACGGTAAACATCGGAGATTTTACCAATAGTGCAAAACTTAATTTAAATTTGGGTAGTCAGACTACGATGCCTACATCTGTTTCAATGAGTGGAGCAGGAGTGGCCGCTTCTTCAAACAACCCCGCAGTTTATTTATACTAAATTAAGCAGATATGTCAAATACAAGACCAATACAACCTATTCCTGTTTGGATGCCATCAGGACAAGCTGATGCTACTTTTTTAGGATTGACCAATTTTAGCGACTACCATTTTGATGGAGGTGGCGGAGTTGTGTCATACGTATTAATTGGCATTAAAGACAATGGGAGTACAACATTAGAGGATGGCACTGTTGTACAGAACCCTCCTAGTGCAGTCGATTTATACAATGGAAAATTATCTGTACCTTCGTCTGTAGTGCAATCATGGGGAGAATCTGATGAGATTATGTTCCAATATGTTGCATCACAATTACAATTAACTATTATAACTGAACAATAATGGGAAAAATAAGTTCATATTCTACAGTAACCCCTCCGGTGTCGGGGTCAGACATGTTGATTGGTACTGATGTTTCTACTAACAATGCTACCAAGAACTTCACAGTCAATCAATTAGCTGAATTTATATCTGAAGAACTTGGCCCCGGTCCACAGGGTCCTCCCGGCCCTACAGGTGCTACAGGTGCTACCGGTGCACCCGGCGCACCCGGAGTACCGGGTATGGTTTGGACAGGTGATTGGGATGCTGATAATGATTATGATGAAACGTCAGTTGTTTATTATTTAGGCTCTAGTTATATTGCTCTTGATTTTGTAGATGCAGGAGGAGACCCTCCTAATGTAGACCCATTGTGGGATTTGGTTGCACAGAAAGGTGCTGATGCGCCTCCCGGCACTGCAGGTTGGAGTCTTACAGGAAATGCAGGTACAAACCCATCTACAAACTTTATAGGCACTACGGACCTTAATAATTTTTATTTTAAAGCAAATAATTTAGAATTTGCTTATTTGGATACAAGTACAAATTGGTTCAGATTTTCACGTAATGTTGTATTATATAATGATGGATTACCATTTATTACAACAAGTTCTGATACAGGCGGCCAAGCAACTCTTCGTACAGATGTTATATTTAAAGGCCATTTAGAATTAAGAACAGGCACATATACAACTAAATTACATGCTAATCAAGCAACACTTGATAGGGTATTAGCTCTTCCAAATGGTGGCGGGACTATGCCATTGACTGTTAATGGTATTGGTGCAAATCTTGCAGGTAATATTAATCTTCCTGTTATTACTACGACTAAAGTTTCTTTGAATGCTGCTCAATTACAAAACATAGGTACAGGTCAAGAACCAATATTGCCTGCTCCCGGAGCAGGTAAGATATACAATATATTAAAGGCTACTTATAGATACAACTATAATTCTGTAGCTTATAATAATGTAGGCATTTATTTGGTTTACGGAGATACACTTGCCACAAACGCAACTAATACACTTTCAAATTTTATAAATGCAACAAATAATAGGATAGGGTTTGCTTCATTTTTTGCAGGAAATTCAGATGGATTGATAAATACCGATATATTAATTGAGGCTAATGGAGTAACAGGTACAGGTAATGGTACATTAGATGTTTATGTTACTTATGAAATTATTACTTTGTAATGGATATTAGAAAAATTTCAATAGGACCCGACTATAAGAATGGGGCGATGCATTACATCGTCGGGCAAAAGGTATTGAATGACACTAATGAAATCCATCTTATAAAGCATAACTCAAATACAAGCTCTATTCTCATTTATATTATCAATCAGAGAAAAGAGATTATATTGTGGAAGGAATTTAATTCCACGATTCCAATTTCAATTGAATACAATATAAATTTTTAAATGCGTTCACCATATCAGTTTATTGTAAGACCTGTAAATAACAAGAGATACGATAATACTAGAGACTTTGGGGGTGTAGAATTTATCGTAAGCACATCTGAGGAGGACCACAAGTTCTCCAACAGGTATGCTGAGGTAATATCAACTCCATTGAATTATGATGGGCCTATATCGGTAGGCGATATACTTCTAGTGCATCATAATGTCTTCAAGTATTACAATGACATGAAGCTCAGGCACAAAAGTGGTAAGAGTTTTTTCAGGGATGATAACTTTTTTATTGACTATGAGCAGTTTTTCATGTACAAAAAGGGTTCCACGTGGAATGCACATGACCGATTCTGTTTTGTAAAACCATTACCTGCAATTGACTCATACATTAAGAAGCCTTTTACTGAAGAGCCATTGATGGGCGTCATGAAGTATTCAAATGAATACTTGAAAAGCAAAGGAATTAATGATGGTGACTATGTATGCTTCATGCCTGATAGCGAATATGAGTTTACTGTTGATGGAGAAAAGCTATATAGAATGTATGACAGCCAAATAACAATCAAGTTATGAATGTAATGACCCTTGATAATGTGTTGTCTAACCCAAAAGAGTATGTAAGCGACATATTCTCGCGTGGTTTTCAGGACATTTTTGATGGCGTTAATACATTTAAGAATATACAGCCTAGAGATAATAATGATGAGTTTGCTTCATTTATCTCTTCGATATTTATAAACTACAAGATTAATTACAATTTTGTAAGGATGTCACCATTGAGTCAAATTGAGCCTAATTTCATTCATAAGGATGACATGATGGGCGATGTGACTTGTATTTTATATTTAAGCGAATCGCACCCTGAAGAAGACGGTACTAGTTTGTATGATGAAGATGAAAATGTTATTTGTAAGGTATACTCTAGATTTAATAGGTTATTGGTATTTGATGCGGATACAAAACACTCTAGAAACATATTTGAGAATTTTGGTAATGGCAATGAGGCTAGGCTTATTCAAGTCATATTTTTAAAGGAAAGTAAATGAACTCAAAAGATATAAGATTAAGGATTATTGAGGCGGGTCATCGAGCTGTTGAGCAACTAATAAAGGTTGCAAAAGAAGATATTATAAAGCCTGACGGAGATGATGAGTTGGCTGCAGACAAATTAAAAAATGCTGCGGCAACAAAAAAGTTGGCTATATTTGATGCGTTTGAGATTTTATCTAGAATAGAAGCTGAGAGAGAAAACATAGAGTCTATAGATAAAGGCGTCAATAAATTTGAAACAAAACAAGGTTTTGCAGAAAGAAGGTCTAAATAGTACGATATATAAATCTATTAAGGGGTATATCCCCAATGCCGTTCTGTCCAAAAAAAATAGGTCTAAATCTTGGTTGTATGGATACAACGAAGAGTATGATATGGTTGTCATATCAAAGACGGGTCAAGTAGGTGAGGTTATAAATATATCAGGATTATTGATTGCGCTTCCATTAGCTCCATCTGAATGTTATAGCAGGCACAGGAACCCATCTGAACAATATTGGGAAAGGGAGACAATACCAAAGGACTTAGAGCGAATTACATCTATATTTCAGTGGAACGAAAAGTCATCTGATTTCAAGAACAGGTGGGTTGATTATATTGAAAAGCAATTTGATTATAGAGAGGATGGCTTTTGGTTTATGAATAACGGGAAGCCTACTTACATTACCGGGTCGCATTGGATGTATTTGCAGTGGGCATCAATTGATGTTGGATATCCTGATTACAGGGAAGCGAATAGAATATATTGGATTTTTTGGGAAGCATGTAAGGCAGACCCTAGGTCATTTGGCATGATATACCTAAAGATTAGACGTTCGGGTTTTTCATTTATGTCATCAACTGAGTGTGTAAACATAGGCACATTAGCAAGAGATGCTCGCATAGGTATCTTGTCAAAGACGGGTGCTGATGCGAAAAAGATGTTTACCGACAAGGTCGTTCCTATAAACAATCGTCTTCCTTTCTTTTTTAAGCCTATCATGGATGGTATGGATAAGCCTAAGACTGAGTTGGCTTTTCGTGTGCCTGCTGCCAAGATTACTAAGAAGAACATGTACAATACCGAGGAGATTGAAATTGATGGCTTGGATACTACAATAGATTGGAAGAATACAGAAGAGAACTCGTATGACGGTGAGAAGTTATTGTTCTTGGCGCATGACGAGAGTGGTAAGTGGGTACGTCCAAATAATATATTGAACAATTGGCGGGTAACAAAAACCTGTCTAAGATTGGGTAGCAAGATTATTGGTAAGTGCATGATGGGTTCTACATCTAACGCTTTGAGCAAGGGTGGTGATAATTTTAAGTCATTGTATGAGGATTCAAGTGTATCTAAAAGGAACGCCAACGGACAAACTAAATCGGGTCTATACTCCTTATTTATCCCGATGGAGTGGAACATGGAGGGTTTTATAGATAAACATGGCATGCCTGTATTTAGGAAGCCTGAGAAGTCTGTATTAGGTGTTGATGGGGCCATGATTAGTAATGGGGCTATTGATTATTGGGAGGCTGAGGTAGATTCATTGAAGAATGATGCTGACGCATTAAATGAGTTCTACCGTCAGTTCCCTAGAACAGAATCACATGCATTTAGGGATGAAAGCAAACAAGCTCTGTTTAATCTAACCAAGATATATCAACAGATTGACTACAATGATTCTGTCTTACAGGAGCACTATTTGACTAGGGGGTCTTTCTATTGGAAGGATGGCATCAAGGATAGTCAAGTTATTTGGACTCCTGATAGCAGAGGAAGGTTCTTGGTTAGTTGGATACCGCATAAACATTTGCAGAACAATGTGCATTTGCGAAACGGGATTAAGTATCCCGGCAATGACCATATAGGTTCATTTGGATGCGACTCCTATGACA